CTCTCTTGGGAGTCCAACTTTTGTGCTAGTGAATGGATCGAGTCGTGCGACTGGGGGCCCGGCGTTTCGCAGCTTGTTAAAGGCAGCGACGTGTCGGCATCACAGAAGTACCAGTTAGAAACTGGAATTACGCATGACCTCTTCCTCTTGGTGAATCCTTTCATCAAAGAAGCTTACCCGCTATGGACAGAGTATCAGACGGCCTTAACGGCTGAAAGAGATCTGCCATTTGCGGTAGGGAATAAGATCATTACCGTTCCTAAGAATGCGAAGACTGACCGCGTCATTGCCGTTGAGCCCGGAGTTAATCTCTGGTTTCAAAAAGGCATTGGTGCGATGATTCGTCGCCGTCTCAAGTTCAGCGGTATTGATCTTAATACGCAACGCCATAACCAAAGGCTAGCACGGTTAGGAGCAAAATACGGTCACCTGGCAACAGTTGACTTTTCTTCTGCTTCTGACACAATTAGCCGTGAACTCGTTAGAGAGCTTTTGCCCTCTGACTGGTTCACAGTTATGGATGCATGTAGATCGAAGTTTTATTCCTTCGACGGATCTACCTGGTTTCGCAACCAGAAGTTCTCGTCGATGGGTAATGGCTTCACTTTTGAGTTAGAGAGTTTAATCTTTTACTCAATTGCTTGGGCTGTTAATAAGATTAACGATCTATGTGATACGCCCATAAGTGTATACGGAGATGATGTTATCATCGATGTACGCTCTTATGAGCTCTTCGCTAGGGCAAGTGGAATGCTAGGCTTCAAAGTGAATAACTCGAAGTCGTACGCACACGGTTCTTTTCGAGAATCGTGCGGCGAGTATTACTACTCTGACCTTGACTGCAAACCTGTTTTCCTTAAGGAGAAACTGTCTGATGTCGAGTCGGTTTACAAATTGGCTAACTCAGTCCGCCGAATATCTAGTCGTTGGCTTAGCGGCCGTGGCTGTGATATTCGCTTCCTACCTCTTTTTCAAGATCTTAAGCGTAGGGTTCCAAGGAACCTTCGGCTTGTGATCCCTGAAGGGGTAGGGGACGGCGGCTTCATTGGAAATTTCGATGAAGCCGCTCCAGAGTTAGCCGGTCATAAACTGCAGAGACGTGGATGGGAGGGC